AGACCTTGTCGTCGGTGGCGGTGACGTCGAGGTCGTACCGCTGCCAAGGCTTGTCGTTTTTGACTCTGGCGGCGAGGGTGTGGGTGCCGATGCCGAGCCGGATGGTGAAGCGGGCCATCTGGGTGAAGGAGGCGGCCTCTTGGTCGAAGTCGCTGGAGGACATGATCTGCTGGCCGTCGAGGAAGACGTCCATGCTGTTGTCGCAGCTGGCGAAGAACTTGACGCGGGTGGCGTCGGTGAGGGTGAAGTCGCGGTAGAACCAGTTGACGGTGCCGCGCTGCACGACGGTTTCGGGGTTGGTGCGCCAGATCCATTGGGCTGATGGGTCTTTCCAGCGCACGGGGAGGCCGTCGCGGCTGGTTGAGTCGTCCCGCCAGGTCACGCCTAGGGCGGCCTGGTAGTTGCCGGAAGACCGCCAGGACCCTGGCCCGGAGGCCCAGTTGAAGGGCCGGTCGGGCGCGAGGAAGTCAGCAAGCCCGCCCTGCGGGTAGAGCACGGCGTCCTCAAGCCAGGCCAGCAGCCCGCGCCCCGAGGCGGTCAGGGTTTGCTGTCCGCTGGCGTTGGCGAGATCCCGGTCGCGGGTCTCCACAAACCAAGCAAACCTGACTGCGTCGCGGTAGATGACCCTGACGACGGCGTCCTTCACCAGCAGCGCAGCGTCGGCGGAGAACAGGGGCACGGTGCAGGTGCCGTAGCCGGGCTGGTTGAACTCATCCACAAACTCGCTGGTTAGTGACTGCGACAAAGTCCCCTGATAGGTCTGGTTCAAGGCGTCGTAGACGTCGAGGCGCAGGTGGGTCACAGCCACGCCGCCCGGTAGCTCATGGTCACGGTGCCGCCGCCCGTGACGACCAAAGTGTTGTTGCCAGGCTTCAGCGTGAGCCGGGCCAGGCCGGGGTAGGCGGAGTTGGTGACCCGCTGCGACCCGGCGCCGATGGAGTAGGTGAGGGTGATGTCCTGGGTGGGGGCGTCGCCGTTGACATTGACGACGGTGGTGCCGGCCAATGCGGTGCCGGGGGTGTAGGCCGACTCGTACCAGAACCCGTCCATGAGCTGCACGTCGAAGGCGACGCGGGCGACCCGGTTGGACAACGCTTGGGACTGCTCTAGGCCGCCGAGGTAGCGGGCCGTCGCCGTGTGCGTCGGGGTGCCTGCCGTGTCAATCGTGCGCGAGATCGTGAACGTGTCCCCGCCGTTGAGCACGAGAGAGCCGAGGCTCTTGAGGTTGGTCTGCATCGCGGGCCGAGTCGAGCCCGCGACGATGCCGCCGAACGTGACCACACGCGGCCCCCACCACGGGGTCGCGGCGATAGCGCCGGTGCGGCCGGGCACCGAGTAGTCGTCCTGCCGAAGTGGCGGGATGCCGATGTTGCCGTCGATGACCTGGAGGTGGATGAGGAATGTGGTGACGTCGGTCGCGCCGATCTTGTACGTCTCAGCCATTCACGCCTGCCAGGAACGAGGCACGCCGCAGCGCGCGGGGAAGGGATGTCTCGGCACGCTCACCAGGCGCGGCGACCACGTTTATGGTGCCGATCTGGAAACCGCCACCTCGACCGGCGCCGGTGGGGGACATGCCGGCGAGCGGGTTGATGCCGCGGTTGAGCTGCGAGAACAGGTCGGCGCCGAAGTTCTTGACCGCTGACCTGCGGATGACAAACTCTCCTGGGGTGAGCATTGCGGGGACGGTGTCGCTGCCTCGGCTGATTGCTCGACGTGCCGTGATAAGTCCGCCTGCGGCTGGGTACTCTGCCCCGCTTCCCGGAATGGTGGGGATTGAGCCGCTGCGCTTGATGATGATGGTGACGGTCTTGCGCGTCGGAATGTTGTCAATGGCGGTTTTGACTTTGTCGGCCTCGCGGCGGGCAGCATCCAACGAGTCGGCAAGGTCTGGCTTCAACCTAAGGTTTGAATCCTGAGCGACCTTTTTGATGTCGCCGATGGCGGTCTCAACAAATTTGGCCTGCTTGCGCGGCTTATCGAAGGAGCGGGCGGCTTGATCCATTGCCGTGATGACTGCCGCAGCGCTTTCATTTGTTGGGTCATCAATAAATTGCTTCATTGCGTCCCGATAAGACTGCATGGCGGCCTGCCGCTCCAACGCCGCAATGACGCCGTCAAGGGAGCCAATCAGCCTGTCCGTAGCGCTCTTGGCGCGCCGCTGTGCGGCGGTAAGAATGTCGATCCGCGGTGCAGCAATGACGGCTTCTTCGCCGGCGTCTGTCACGGCGACGGTAGACGCCTCAAGTGCCGCGGTGTAACCAGGCAGCAGGGCGGTGACTTCTTCCGTGCTGGCTCCGTAGGCGGCGGCGCCAGCGACGAGATTGTCGTAGAGCTGCTTGGCTTCCTCCGGGTTGCCGCTGGTGACCAACGAAGCCAATTCCGCGTCAAACTGGCCAAGGACATTCTTGGCGTCGTCTAGTTCGGTGTTGAAGGGGATAATCGCGGCGGCGGTACCTGAGATGAAGTTTTGAAAGGCGCCAGCCACGCCCGGCTGGATGATGTCGCGGAGCGCTTGAGCGTACTGGTCGGTGGCGTAGGCGCTTTCGAGCGTGATTGCCTTGCCGGATTCGCTGGTTGCGGCGTAGGTCTGACCTGCGATGAACAGGGCCGTGAAGCCGACGGCTGCCCGGGAAGCGGCTCCCCCGACAGCTACCAGGGAGGCCTTGCTCTTTTGGCCGGATGCGACGGCTGCTGTCTGCATTTGCAGGAAGGCGGTCCTGACGGCCAGGATTTTGGGGACGACGATGAGCGCTGCCGTACCGATGGCGGCCACTGCAACAGTTGCGGTCTTGATAGGTCCGGGTAGGCCGTTGAAGAATCCCAGCAACCGGCCCAGCGCTTCGACGATGGGCAGCACGGCCACGGCTAGGGTTTCACCGATGACAACTGTCAGGTTGTCAAACTCGGCCTGGGCCTTCTTGATCTGGTTGCCCATTGAGTCTTGCGTGCGCTCAACGTCACCAACAACGCGCGCGGTGCTTTCCAGAATCGCGTTGTAGGCGGCAAGCGTCTTTTGCTGCGGCGTTAGCGCTTGAGTTGTAGTCGAGATGAGCCCCAACTCAAAGGCCTTTTGCCGCAACGTATTATCGTCAAGGGTGACCCCATAACGACGAATTGGCTCCATCTCACCGCGCAGCGCAGCGCCGAACGCATGGACAGCGTCAGCCGTGGACCCGCCAAAGAATGACGCCGCTTCAGCTGCTCGCTCAGTAAGCGTGATCGTGAACTGCTCTAGGTCTTTGCCAGCCAGTCCAGCGGCATCACCAAACACCGAGATTGTTTGCGCGGCCTGCAAGGCCTCACGGCGTGACAGATTGAATGAGATCGCTGACTCATTCGCCCATGCGACTAGGGCGTCACCGGTCTCACCGAAGGTCGCGGTAAGGGCGTCCGTCGCGTCTTGGACCTGGGCAAAGTTGTTAATTGACTTGGCAGCGAACGCCGTGACAGCCGCAGTAGCGATTAGTCCAGCAGTTGAGAACGACTGCTTGACACTGGACCCAAGTTTCTTGAAGCTGGCCGAGGACTTATCGGTCTGCGCCTTCAGTTTGTCCAAGTCGCGTTGTACGCGCTTGATGTCCTTGTCGTTGTAATCGGCGCCGACAATGATTTGGATGCCACGGCCTGACCCGCCAAGTGCCATTACGGCATCCTCCTATTGACTTCGCTAACCGCCTTATCGACAGCTGCCTGGATGTCCCGAATTGCGCTCGCGTACTGCTCGCCAGCGACACGACGCGCACGGCCACGCTTTTTGCCGGACTTTGCGACTTCGCCTGCCGCCTCATTCATGTTGGCGATCAGTTGGCGGCCTTGGAGTGTCTTGACTCGGGTTTCTCGGCCCATAGTCTCAAACATGGCCGCGATGGAAGGGTCAGAAGATGTGCCGACAACTCGCACCGTCAAATCACGCCGCATGACGCGGTAGGTGATTGGTTGCCATGCCGGCCAGCCTGCGCCACCACGAGAACCCCTAGCACCCGATGTCCCAACCCACCGGCTGGCGGGAAGTGGCGGGGTCGTCGCCTGCATAGCGGAAGCGATGCGCTGGCCTACCTTGGTGACGTCCCGGCCAACTTCGCGGGCCACAGTCGGCTCAAGGACACGCAAGGCCTTCAGCGCTTCGCTGCTACCGGCAATTTCAACCGTGACTTCCATTGCGTGTCCCCTTTGCCTGTTCTCGGCTACGCCATGACAAATAGCGCGTCATGGTGAATAGCATTCGGTCGCTTTCAGCCAGCAGGGCTGAAGGGGCTATGCCGGTCTCACACGCCAAGTAGGCAATCAGCCAGTGGGCTGATTGGTCTCCAAAGGGGTGACGCCGGCCTCCTTGACTTCAACGCCGGCCACAGCACCTAGCCACTCGTCGAAATCAGGAATGTTCTTCTTGCGTCGTAGTCCTGACCAAGCGAGCCAGCACATATCCGTCAGACGGAAGTCGCTGGAAAGGTTGGCGATGGACCGGTCAAAGGTGCGCTCAAAGGCGACCTGATCGGCGACCGACGCAATAGCCGTGTCGGCCGCCGACCCGTCGTTGTAAGTAATCTCAAATGCGATTTGCACAGGGTCTCCTTGGTTATTAGACGAACGTGCCGGCGGTGGACTTAGTGATCTCGCCGACGGCGGGCCAGGTGACGTCGAAGGTGACGAGGTCGCCTACCTGGCCGTTGACCGGGGTCTGCTGCGAGCACAGGACCGGGATGGTGAACAGCGGAGCGGTGGCCGATGCGGTGCCCTGAGTTGGTGAGGTGCCCGCGAGGACGACCACGTTGGCGGTGCCACCGAAGACGCCGCCAAGCGTGGCGTTGACGCTGGAAGCGTCGTAGTCCTGGTGGAAGCTGATGGTGACCGACGCGTCCTTGAGGCCGGCGATGCGGCTACGCGCTGCCTGCCCGAAGGCGGTGGTCTCAATCTCGTCAACAGTCTCGGTGACCTCGACGCTTGCGATGTTGGTGGTGAGCTCGGTGCTGCCGACCTTCACCCGGATGTTCTTGCCTACGAACTTGCCCATGCTGTGATCTCCTTAGCCGGCGGCAATGACGGTGACCGAGAACTCGGCCGTGTGGTAGGTGACGTCCCCAATGGCCAGCGAGCCCTGGTTGGTCATTTCGGTGACTCGGCAATCCAAGGCTTTGCCCCCGAGGGAGCGGTCGCCTTCGATTGCCGCCTTGACTGAACGGCTGCCGCTTGACTCGCAGTAGCCGTCCAGCGTGGTCTGTGATGCCCGGTCAGCGACGCGGCCGACGATGAGCATGATCGTGAACTGGTACTCGTCCGACCCGCGCCCGAAGGCGGTGTCGTACTGGATGCGGCCCGGCATCACCACAGCGACGGGCGGCTGCGGGTTGTCGGGAATGTAGGCCGAGGACCGCAGGCCGGTGATGGTGGCGAGGCGGTTGGCGAGCCCGGTGCGTAGGTCGGTGAGCGCTGTCATGCGACACCGTTGACGCGGCGGTAGCCCTCAACGAGCTGCACGACGTCAGGGTCAAGGCCGCGGCTGACGCGCATGGCACCAAGTTCGCCGAACGTGATGCCGAGAGGGGACTGGAGGCGGGTAAAGATCCTCGACGACTGCAAGATGGTGGCCTGGGTAACCGTGACCGGGATATTGGGCCATCCGAAGACAGCCCGCACCTTGATTGAATTCTCCGGCCCCGTGGGGAACGAATAGTCGCCGATGGCCCGGATGCGGGTAAACGGCCACACAACGCCGCCGAGGTAGTCGTTGATCGGCTCCGGCTGGGCGTCGCCCTGCCCGCCAGCCGTGCCAATCGTCCAGGTCGTGTCGTACACGCCATCGAGGCCCGTGGACGTTTCGACCTGGGCGATGGAGCGGGCGTCGTCGATCTGCACGACGTAGGGGTTCTCGGTGTTGTAGTAGCGGGTGACGGTGCCGGCGTTGATGAAGTTCCTGCCGCAGTAGGCGTCGATCAGTCGGGAGGCAGACTCAACAGCCATCTCAAGGAGGGCGTCGTCGGTGGCATCGCCGGACGGGATGCGCAGCGCACTCTTGATCTGCGCCAGGGTTGCGTAGCCGTTAGCAATCGCCACGGTCAGCCTCCGATTTCGTAATGCTTCCGCATCCAGTCGACGGTCAGGGGAAGTCCCTGAGCGAGCCTCGTGCGCGGGTTGTGGTGCAAAAGAGCCTTCGCCTTGGAGATGTCAGGCTTCTTGCTCGTCACGTTGTGCTTGTCCAAGGGCAGGCGGTTCACCAAAGACGGGTGGGCGCCCGTGATCTCAAGCAGCATGTTTGCCATGTCCTCCACGCTGACGTACTCGTCGCCGCCGACGTTCACGGTCTCGCCTGGGGCGAAGCTCGTGGCGGCGTTGGCGAGCGTCACGATGAAGTCGCCCTGGTACATGAAGACCCGGTGATAGTTCTCATACACCGTGATGGGCTTCCCCGTCAGCAGCCGGTAAGCGAACAGGCAGACGACTGAGCGGTAGTCGTGGTACCGCTCGCCGGGGCCGTATGCGTTGAAGAACCGCAGCGTCATGGTTTTGTTGCCGTAGCGGTCTGCGAAGTTGCGGATCTGCTCTTCGTTCACGCGCTTGCTGATTGCGTAGTCGTTGGTGAGGCGCGGCTGCGGGTTGTCGAGGAGGTAGCGCTCGTCGATGGCTTCGGCGTCGGCCTCACCGTAAACCTCGGAGGAGGAGGCGAAGACGTGGCGGAATCCGCGCTCACGCTGAAGTTCGAGCACGTTGCGGGTGCCGATGGCGTTGGTTTCCCAAACTTTCTCGTAGAACTCTTCCCCGTTTAGTCTGCCGAACTCGGCGGCTAGGTGGTAGACGAGGTCGAAGTCGCCGACGCGGTCGAACGCGGCGCGCAGCTGCCGGTAGTCGGCGACGTCGGCGCGCACGGTCTGGGGCTGGCCGGTGTGCTGGAGTTCGATGCCCCAGACGTCGTGGCCGCGCTCGCGCAGCTCGGCAACTAGGGGGGCGCCCAACGTGCCGGCGGAGCCGGTGACAACGATCTTCATGCTGTTTCCTCCACAATTCGCCAGAACCGCTCGGGTTGCTGGGCGAGGACTGCCGCAGGGTCGCCGGGCTCTAGCCGCCCGACGAGGGAGTTGGTGACGATGTCGCAGCCAGCGAGGGTGGCCTCAATGACGACGAGGGGGCAGGCGTCCCGCTCCTTGGGGAGGTGGACGAAGTATTTGGCGCGGGCCATGTGCTCAAGGACGACCTCGTGCGGGGCGTTCTCCAGCTCGACGAGTTCAACGCCGTGGCGCTGCGCCCAAATGCGGGCGTTGAGTTTCCCTTTGGCCGGGTGGCGTCTGCCTGCAAACAAGGCAAAAGGTTCCTTATCGGCGGGGGCGACGCAGTCCGGCGGAACCGGAGAGTGAATAAAGTCGTCGGCCCGGCCGGTCCATTCGGCTTCCCAGCCCATGTGGGCGCGGCTCATCGTCAAGAACCGCGAGGCCTGGCGGAACAGGTCAGCCTTGGCCGCTGTGCGGTGTTGGGCGTGCTGCACCCAGACGATGGGCCTGAGAGGCGCTAGGAAATTCATGGAGGCTTCGGAGAGTTTGTCGGTGCCTCCGACTACTACCCGGTCAAACCAGCCGTCTGCGGCGCTCTCAGCCTCGTCCGGCTCGATGTACATGACCTCGACACCAGCCGGCGCCGCCGAAACCATGTAGTCGGTGTTCCGTTCCGCCCCACCCGC